CATGATCGACTTTATAGGATGTTTGTTCAGATTGGACAGAATATTGCTTTTTCCTGTAATGGGTTTATTTTTGGAAAGAAATTAATAACTACTAAGCATGGGTTTCATTTGACTATGAAAATTAAAGACCAGGTTGTTGAAGAAAAACGATTATATGATAATCTTATGGTTCAATCATCTGTTTCTTCCACTTGGATGAAAGATCCCTTTGTAGAAATTCCAGAAGGAGGTGGTGATTTAATTTATTTCCCTCTCCGTGGTGTTGCGTCTCCTCAAACTGTTAAATTAGCTGTTCCTAAAAATGGAGAAGCCGTATGGCTTATAGCTTATGATAATGAGAAAGATGCTTTACCAGCAATATCTTCCGGTATGATAAATGAAGAAGGATATCACACTTGTCCGTCTATTGATGGCAATTGTGGTGGAGTCGTTGTTAATGAACAAGGCGAAGTCGTTGGTTTTCACCAGGCTGGCTCTAAAAGCATTAACAAGTGTATTCCCCTGACTCAGGCTCTAATTCAGAGCCTGAAGCAGGATTTTTAACTTCCCCCATGGTACCTGCAGGATGGATTTCAGAGATGTTGCCTCCCTCACCAAATATCGAGAAAATGAAAGAATATATTTCTCGTGTGAGTTCTAAGACAATTGAAGATGTGGTTCGCCCGTCTGATCTCGAAATTCAATATATCCATCCTGCGTACATCCGTAGCATAGGTAAGGTTTCTAAATTTGTTACTTTAAAGAATCGCAAGCATGCTTCTAAAAACATTGCTGCATTCGAACTTCAAGAACCTACCTTAGCAGACGGAACATGGGGCCTTACTGAGCCTAGCTTGAACGCTTATTATAAGGGTTTAGGCAAGCTCAATAAAGCCGAGCACATAAATTTTTCCGATCAAGCCGCACAATTTGCGACTATGTGCATGGAACGTCAGTTCTATGATCATTTGAAAAATTCCCGTATCGAAAATGAAGAGGATTCTCTCAAACGACATGATCGAAGTAAGTCCCCAGGCCCACCATTTACTTTTAGTGGTGTTCACAAGACTAAGGAAACTCTTTTAGAGGATCCTGTATTTTTAAAACTTGTTGATGAAGGCTGGGATCGTCTTTTAGAAGATGATTATTACTTCCTTTGTGGCACTGCTTTGAAAGAAGAGGTGCGTCCCGAAGAGAAGCTTATTGAAG